ACGATACGACATTCAGAATAACTCTTGCAGGGGACTTCAGCTAGATTCTTTTGAAGACTTACAGTATGTTTACTTGCAAGACGACGATTCATCTAATACTATTATCGAAGATCTAATTACCGAAAGCGAGGAATAATGTCAAAGAGTATTCAGATTAAAATTGATGAGCAAACGGGCGAACATTACCTGGACTTTAATGACATTAAGCATCTATTCAAAGATCCGGACATTGTAGATTCCTATTCGATAGAGCTGCTAGATGATGGGTCTATGACATTAGAATTTTTTGATATAAACGACAACAAAGTAATTCCAGATAACGCATGAAAACTCCAGAAGTCATAAAGGCTGAGCTTGACCTGTACGTTATTGGTCATGAAAAAACTAAGCGAGCTATGTCTGTAGCGGCATATAACCATTTTAAAAGAATGGCTGGGTTTAATATTAAAAAAACAAACGTGTTGCTCATTGGACCTACGGGATGTGGAAAAACTTACCTAGTATCAATCCTAGCTAAAATACTTGGGGTAAACTTTTTAACAAGCGACGCTACTCAATTCACCTCGTCTGGATATCAAGGTAGAAGCGTAGAAGAGCTTATTACCGACCTCATAGGCATTTGTGAGGGAGATGAAAAGAAAGCCAGTAAGTCAATTATCTATATTGACGAAATCGATAAACTTCGTAAAAAAGACTCTGGAAATTCCGGTCCTGATGTAAATGGACTAGGAGTTCAGCAGTCTCTTTTGAAACTTCTAGAAGGAAGCGACGTACCATACATTTCTAAGTATTCACAAAATGGTGAGTATGATAGAAAAATGAACACAAAAGATATCATGTTTATTTGTTCCGGAGCTTTTGTTGGTTTAGAATCTACGTCAATTCAACATCTCACAGACTTTGGAATGATTCCAGAGTTTCTCGGCAGATTCCCTGTAATTACACAGCTACAAGAGCTTAAATTTGACGATTATAGAAAGATACTTAAAGATTCTAAAGGCTCCATTCTAAACTCATTTAAAGAGTGGTTTTTGAGCGAAAAGATCGAGCTTGTGGTAGAAGACAGCGCGATTAACATTATTGCACAAAAGGCAATTGAGAAGGGTCTTGGAGCTAGAGGACTACATAGCGTACTGGATGAGGCTCTTTTAAACGCTCAATTTGAAGCCCCAAGCTTAGCTATAAAACCGAAGCAGTTTATTCTTGACAGTTCTGTTGTGATAAGCGGGAAGCCTAAGTGGATTTATTAAATGAAAAGAAGCCAAGCTATAGAACTTCTTGGGAACTTGATTAATAGCAAACTCCCACAAGATTATGTATTTTCAATAGAAGAAGTTTCTGATATACTATTAGAACTGGAAGAGGCTGGGATGCTTCCTCCCATTTCAAAACTAGAGGCTCTAAATACGTATGATAATGCTTGGGAACCTGAGAATAGCTAACATACTAATACTTGGACTTCTAGTATCTACGCTATCTAAAGCCAACACCGAGGGAAAAGCTATTTATACTTCTAGGTGTACCTCCTGTCACAACACAAATCCCACAAAACCTGGAGCCATAGGTCCAGACATTGCAGGATCTAGTTTAGAACTTATTACGCTAAAAACTCAAAAAAGACAGTATCCAACAGGCTATAAACCTAAAAGAAAAACAAGAGTAATGCCACGAATACCGTTGTCTGAGTTACAGCTGCGTAATCTATTCTTATACATAAGCAGTTTCAAAAAAAAGGAAAAGAAATGAGCTATAACTTAGAAGGAAAGCTTGCCAATCAAAAAGTATACGCTTCCTCTGATGATAGGCTCTATTGTGAGCGTTGTACTATTAAAATTGAAAAACCTTTCAAAGTTACCATTAATAATAAAGAAACTGGACAGCTATTTTTTTGCAAAAGCTACATTGGAACTGAACATTTTATATATGAGACTAAAAAGGGAAGGGCAGTAGTGTACTGCTCCGAATACTGCAGAGACTTACATAACCATAGGTTTAGCAAATGAATAACGCAAATTTACCTCCAATTAGGGTGTATGTCTGGGATTATTTTCTTTTTGACTGCGATTCTAGTAAAGAAGGCAAAACTGGAGGACACTTAATATCTGTCCGCTCTAGATCAAACCAAGCCCTTCAATTTAGCGTCTTATTGGACACAGGTGCGCTTTTTACAGGATTACCTGCACACGCTATCACATTTCGAGAAGACGCTTTTAATGGCAAATTAGAGCTTGCTGATGCTCAAATGTGGGACTGTATAAGTGATGATATTGATGTATTTTGCATGGAAACTATCAGGTATGCTGAATGTGAAGTTCGTCCCAACATGATACAAGCAAAATTAGGTATTTACCTATTTACAATAGATTTTGTTGGCGAGGGATATTCAAGGCACCCAACTCATTGGAAACAGTTACACGCCATTCAAACCAAAGATGGGTATTTAATGTTATATCCACAGTATAGAATTAGATTTCTGGATAAGGCTTTATTGGAACAGGGCGATATTCCTAAGTACAAGGCGAATACTAGGCATTGGATTGTTGGCAGTTAGAAGAATAACTTAGCTACGCCTAAAATAAACATAGCCGCAGAAGAGATAGCTCCAACGACTTTTAAACTAGCATCCATTAAAGCTACGTGCTTTTTAACTGGCTGCATTTCTGCTCTTAAAAGTTCAATATTTGATTCTGCAAGATCCGTCCTGTAGATATGGTGTTCTAGGTCTTTAGCTTGCTTGGCAAGGGTTACGTCAATGCTGGAAATTTTCTCTTCAACTTTATCTAGTTTTTCTTCTATTTTTTTAAGTTGGTCTGACATAACTTTCCCCGTAATTAATACTACAAGCTAAGGGTGCTTACTCTTCTGTATTTTGTTCGCCTTTAACTTTTCTAACTAACTCTCTGAAAGCAGGTTGCTGGTTGAGTCCAAAAAGAATAGACTCTTTCTCTCTATCAGAAGCTGTGGATAGCTTGCTTAGAACTCTAGCATATTCCTGTGAAGTTTTATCCTGGCTATTTTGCAGAGCTTGTGTAACCGTTATAATATCCTCTGGATTGGAAGTTTTAAGATTTCCTTTATAAACAGCAGATTTTGGAACAACTTCTCCACGCTCCATTCTTCTAAGAGCCTCAGAAGAAAAATCAATATTTGTTGGCTGTTCTATAAACTCCTTGGCAGGCTTTACAAATGCTTCTCCAGCTGCCTTTGCTGCTGGAACAATGCCCTTTCCAATCTCTTTCTTTCCAGCTATATAAGCTCCTGTAACGTCGGTAAATGGGATAGGATTTATGACTTCTCCTGCTGTAACTCCTAGCTTCTCAGCTCCTTCAAGACCTGCGGCTTCTGCGCCTTGAAAAGCAGCTCCTGCTGCTAATACTGCTGCGGCTGGACCTAGAAGCTTACTTGCTTTGGCGGCAGTTTTAAAAGCGTCAGAGCCTTTTGCAATAGCTGCAGCTTCTTGTATTTTAGTTCCAGTTGGAAGTAATCCGGCTCCGGTGTACCCAGCAATAGCTCCTGGAATTCCCCCCACTGTTCCGCCAACTAAACTACCCACTGCTCTTTTTGCTGTAGACACTAAAGGCAAATCTTTTGCTTCGGATACAGTTTTTCTGATCGAAGCTAGTGGAAGTTCTGTTTGAAATTTGTCAATCGAAGGCGGTATTAATTCACTTTGCATAGGAACATTTAAGTCAACTTGAAGTTGTTGAGCCTGTTCAATATATTTATTTAGCCTATCAATTTCTTTTTGGTTGCCTTTTTTATACAAATTCTCTACTTTAGTAGGGTTTGATACTTTAATATTTCCTTCAGAATCTAAACCTAAGCCAAATTCTTTAAATCCCTTTTCAAGTTCAATAGCTTTTTTAGACAGCTCTTGCCCTTTTGCATAACCTTCAGCACCTTCTAGATTTTTTAGATAGTCTGAAACATTTCTTGCAATTTCTTGCTTGAACTTATCTGCTTCGCTAGGAGCCGCTAAATAGCTTGTCTTTTCTTGTAAATTTTTTATATAACTTGCTAAATTTTGCGGTTCAATAGTTCCTGTTTTCAAAAAGTCTATTTCTTTTTTTAATGCAGAAGCCAGTTCTTTTTGTATTTTCTTATCAGCCAGCTCTGGTCGTGCCTGCAACAGCTCTGCTGGAATATTAGTAGCCTTTTCAAAGTCTTTTAGTGTAGGCGGAGTTTGTTCAAATGGAGCTTGAATAGCGCTAGGAATAGAGGTAGAAATTTTAGAGTTAACATTTTCTAATTTTTTAGACAACTCATTAGCTTGCTTATCTATTTCAAAAGATTCAATTCCCGATTCCTGTATTTTTTGAAGTTCAGTTTCTAGGCTTCTTTTTTGTTTAAGCAAACTTTCCAGTTCTGACGCAGATTTAGATGGGCGTACCTTCATCTTAGGCAACTCTTCTGGAGAAAGCTGCATAGTTGGACCTTTTGAAATATTGCCCAGCTCTGGAATGATATCAGTGCCGCTAATCGCCGGAAGTCCTTTTAAACTTTCAACCCCCCTACGTCTAGCTTCAAAACCAGCTTGTCTTGTTTGTTGTCCTAGATCTTGAAATTCCCCCATCAACTCTTCAAAAGATCTTGCTTTTTTGTATGATTCTGGATCTACCGTAATTCGTTGCATTTGCTCTGGAGTAAGTTTTCCTAGTTTTTCAAGACCATATTCTGCAGCTCCAGAAACGCCTCTACGAAGAGCCTCTGCCCCTAATCCAGCGGTTGTTGCAGCTGTTTTAGCTTTTAGCTGTTCTTTTACTATATCTGAAGCTGGCACTTGTTCGGCAGGTGGCTCGGACAAGTACTGGTCTGGGTCAAACTCTTCAGGCTGAGCCGCCGTCAATTCTGGAGTTTCTGCCAAGTATTTGTCTGGATCAAAATTATCTTCCATAATTACATGCCTAATCTTTTCTTAATAGCAGCGGCTCTTGGATCATTTGAATTTTTGTTTGCCCAATCTAAAGCCTGCTGATCTTTTGGACTAAGTTGAGTTTGATTTTGTGTTGGTTCTTCGAGGGTTTGTGGTAATTCGTATCCACGAAGAGTTTTATTTTTCTTAAAAAAGCTACCTTGATCTTCAATAAGCTTCTTTTGCTTTTCTAGCTTTTGAAGCTCTGTTTGCATATTCTTAACGTTTTCATCTGGAGAAGCTGCTGGATCAAAGGTTTGCTGAAATATTCTTTCGCCTTCTTCTTGCGTAAACTGTGCGCCAAGAGTTGCTCTTAACATGCCATTAAGAGCTTTTCTAACTCTCGTCTCAAGTTCTCTTGTTTCTGTTCTTATTCCAGGAATTTTGGCTGCAATTCCTTGTGTAAATCCCGTAGATACTGTGCCTTTGTCAAGTTTAGTTATGGCGTCTTTAAGGATTTTTGAGTTTTCCTCATAATCAGCCTTGCCTTGAGTTGACCAATTATTAAGTTTTTTAGCAAATTCTCTATCTAAAGTTTCTTCCCCAACTGTAAGTTTTTCTTCTTCTTTTTTTACATCTTTTCTTGCCTCAAGTTCAGCTTTTCTAGATTGTGCTTTTGTCTGAGCTTCGTAGGCAGCAACTTGTCTTTCTTTCAAAGCTCTATCGAGCTTGTTTTCTTCTTCAGATGCAAGTTGTTTATATTGTTCTAATAGTAGTTTTCTTTTATCTGCAATATCACTTGCAATTTCTGGAACTGTCGCAAACATATCAGCCACCTTCCCAAGCCCAGCTCCTTGCTGAACTTGCACTCCAGGAGCTTTTACGTTCATTTGTCCTTGTGCGTTAAGATACGTAGCTAAAGCATCTCCAAGAGCCCCGCCAACTTTTAGCATTCTGTCAGAACGCCTAGCTTCTTCCATTCTTTTTTGGTCTGTTTCCTCTCGTCCCACCAATCTTTTGTATTGCTCTAGGAGTTGCTCCTGTGCGGAAAGTGGTGAAGCTAGTTCCCCAGGCGTGCGCTGTAGTTCCGTAGCGGGATCTTGCACCATTGCTTGTTGTGGCTGAACTGTTTGTTGTTTTGGCATTTCAACTGGAACCATTGGCTCTTGAGCAGGAGCTTGTGGCTGAGTTGTTTGCTCAGGAGACACTTGGCTCATCATAGGCTCTTCTTCTTTAGGCTTAAGCATGTCTAATAAAGCTTGATAATCAACTGCCATATAAATTCCTATGCTTTTTGTTTTTCTAATGCCAATTTAGCAGCAGCCGCACCGCCTGGACCAAAGTAAGCTCCGGCTGCCGTTCCAGCTAGGTTAATTAGAGATCCTGTCGTAGCCTGTTGAGCTTGTTGGGCAGCGGCAGCTTGTTGTTGCATTTGTTGAGCTAAATTACTTTGTGTTCCAGTAATTCCAGTTGCTTTTGCCATTTCATTCTGGAATTGTTGCTGAATAAGACCTTTATTATATGTCTCTTGCTGATTTCTTGTTGCAGCTGCTTGATTTGCAATAGCTTGTTTTGCGGCAAGATTTTGAGACTGTACGCCCATTCTTTGCTGTGTGTTAAATTGAGCAATTGCGTCTGCGGCGCTAGCTTTTTGCCCAGCCAGCCCAAGCTGTTGCTGCTGCATTCCAGAAGCTAGGTTTGCTTGTTGTCCTAAAGCGGCCATACGAGCTTGTTGCGCTTGGGCGGCTGATTGCAAAGCAACGTCTCTTGCTGCTTGTCCAGCGCTTTGAACTGCTTGAGATTGTAGCGCAAGTCTTTGCCCTTGTCCCATCGTTCTATCTTCGTTTAATTGTTGCAACCTTGCTTGTTCTGCTCCAGAAGCTCTTCTTAAGCCTTCTTCTAAGTTTAATCTAGAAGTTGCGTCAAGTCCACCAGCTTCTGCAATTCCTGTAATATCTTCTAAAGCTGCTTGTTGTGCGGCTTGTAGACGGGGGTCCATTTGAACTTCTTCAAATCTCGAAGGCCCTAAAGATTCTGCTTCTAAAAGCCCGACAAGCTCTGGAGATTCAAGAGCAATTTTTTGAGCTTCAATTGTTGGAATTCCGATAGCTTCTAGACGAGCGATATTATCTCGCATAAGCCTATTGGCTTCTTTCATTTCCTTTTTTCCAGCATTTTTACTCATTTCTTATTCCTCTGCTAAATACTATTTGATAAACATCTTCATAAGTTTGTTGCATTCCAAATAAGCGGCAAATATGCGCGGTGCGCTGTTGCGTAAACTCAGAAGTATTTTTACTTATCTGGGCAGAAATTGTTTTACACTTATTCTGCCTACCAATTTCTTCTACTTTATCTGCTAGCTCGTTCCACTTATCCTTGCCTCTAGCTAGTGGAGTTACGTACATTTCGATAATCTTAATGCAACTTACCGAACCGACTTTCTGAATCTCATAAGTTACAAAGCTAGTTTCATCTTCTAAAGTTTCCCAGCCAACTGTTTCTTTTACAAACTCGGAGTATAAGCTCATAGTTATTTTTTCTTGTATGTCGGATCTATACTAGAAAGATAGTCCTGCAAAGCAGAAAACCTAGCATTAAGTTCTGGTCTATCCTCTACATTTACTCGGTTATAAAAATTGTTAGATGAAAGAAAATTATTAAATCTAGGATCAGTAATTGCAGATAGTGTTGCAGCGGAAGGACTTTCGGGGTTATATCCAGACCTTTGCAGTATGTTGTAAAGAGAGTCGGAGCCGTAAACTGGAAATGGGGTTGGTGCGCCTCTATAGTCTACCAATTGCTTTAGTCTAGGGTCTTGAGCAAATTGCTTCTCTCTTTCTAATGACCCTGCTAGAGTTCCAGTTCTGTCAATTACGTCCGCTATTGTTTTAGTTCCTGCTTTTTCTGCATCTGCGTACTTAAGAGCTGCATTTAATGCGCTTGATTTATCTAATCCAGCAAGTTGAGATAATGCAGCTAGTCTTAGCTGTTCATCTTTTGTAATCAGCTCTTCAGCCGCTGCTCTTGGTGCTACTTTTAGAATATCTTTATTTCCAAAAAAACCAGTTCCTTCCTTTACTCCTAAAAAATTAGCTTCTGCTTGTGACAATATTACTTGATCTAATCTATTTTTAACAGCATCCTTAGCTCTGTTTAGTCCCTGTGTTGCATTTTTTACAGCCTCTTGAGCATAATAATACTTGTCTGAATTTCTATATCCTGGAGTATTAGGAAAACTATTTAAATAATTTGTAGCATCCTGTAATGCTTTTTGTGCTGATGTAACCTCGGGGCTTGAGGTAAGAGCTTCCTGGTATACTGCTTGGTTTGCAGTTTTATCTGTAATTAAATCTTTAACTTTATTACCAGCTGCTTCCCAGTTTGCTAAAACCTTATTAATTCTACCTTCAGTAGCAGCCTCTTCTTCTTGTTTAGCTGTAGTGAAAGCTGTTCTTGCTCCAGTCCTTACGCCTTCAATTGCTGCAGCTCTTTGAGCAGCTTCATTAGCAGCTACGTTTTGAGCTTCTTGTAGCGCAGCTTGAGCTTGCGAAGCTGGGGTCGCCTGTTGTTGTAACTGTCTCACACCCTGTTCTGATGCATTAAGTAAAAGAGTATCTAATTTTCCTCTATAGTCTCTAGTTTTACCAAAAACATCTTTAAGAAGTTGTTCCCTTCCAGCTGCGGTACGTGTTAACTCGGCGGCTTGTTGAGCAGCTCTTGCTTTTGTGGCGGCTTGCTCATAAAGACCAGCTTGTTGCAAAGATGCTGGGCCTTGATATTGAGCATTGATGATATCTGCAAAACGTTGTCTGTCTTGATCTGAAATTAACGATGGGGTAACTTTTGGAGCTTCCGGAGTAATGACTGCTGGAGTAGTTGGTTCTGTAGGAAGGCTAACTCCAACTCTAGGAGAGGTTGTAACCGGCTCTGTTCGCTCTTTCGAAGGCCCTGTAGTTGAGACACTTTCCCTGGCAATTGGCTCTTGTGGGGCTTGATAAGTAACCGCTCTAGCTCCGCCAATAATTTTTTCTGCTTCTTTACCAGCTGTATCTAAATCTTGTAAAGTTCCAGCTTTAACTTTTCCTCTGAAAGAGTCTAAAGCTTGAGAGGTTCCTTTCTCTGCTGCAGTTCCAAGTTTCTTTACTTGTTGTGTTGCGGCTTGTGCTACTCTTTGCTGACCTCCGCCTTGCGCCGCTTCTAAGTAGCTTCTGAGATTGGCAAAAGTTCCAGTTCCAGCTTTTTGCTGTTTCGGCATTGCCTTAACTGGAGCAGAGGTTTGTGTAGCTGAAGATCCGCCCATTGATGGGCCTGACAGTTGCGTAACTGGCTGTTCTTGCTGTTGTACAACTTCTTGTTGACCTTGAAGAGTCTGTGCTAAAGCTTGACCAGTTCCCTGACCTTTCTGCTCTTCTTCGTCTTTCAAAATTGCCATAGGTTTACCTCTGTAATATAAGGGTGTTATATTGCTAGTTTTGTGAAATAAAAGCTTTATTGACTTTATATAAATGTGTGATATTCTGAGTTTGGAGCGAAAGCTCCTCTTTTTGCTCTGATGGACCGTGAAATAGAGGACTTACAAGCGAGTCCGATATACGAGCCGGTGTAGGAAACGAAATACTCGACTGGGTGTCGCAAAACCACTAAGTACCCAGCGGAAAGCCACAGAGTTAAGCGTAAGTATTTGAAGACTTGGACTTGCGTAGAAAAGAGAAATTCAGGTTAAAAGCCACAGCCCTATCCCCAAATAGCTGAAAGCACATTAAGGATATGGTTTTACTGGAAAGAGTTTTTAGCTCTATATAAGTAAAACTATGTCTAAATATTTGATTTAACTAATAAGCTCTAATGTTAATCTGTATTTTTTTCCAGATTGGAATCCAACTCCATAGTTAATTCTAACTGCTCCGCTTCCTTGATAAGTCCAATCTAAATAAGGAGCTTGTGTTATCTTTTCAGCAGCGTTTGTTATATTTTGCACTTTTCCAATGTGTAACATTGAAACAAAGGATAGCTTTGTCAAAATAGTAACAGTTCCAATTGGTTTTCCTGACGCATCAAAAGTAATGTCTAAAGAAACCTTTTCTCTAGCCAGATTATCAAAATCTAGCTGTCCATTAACAACCTGATAGATCTCATCTGCAAATTCGTTATATGAACCAGCAATAGTTTCCACAATTTCCACAGGAGTAGACTTACTGTCTACGTCCTCCGGTATAATTCTTCGAATATCGCTAAGCTTTGGCATTATCGATATCCTCTAGTAGACACTTCTCTAGGCTCCAGGGATACTCCAATTAACTTCCACTCTTCTCTAGCGTTAGAATGAATAAATTGTACGTGCAAGTATCTACATCTTGACTTATCTTTTGGAATTAGAGTTCTAACAGGAACTTCATTACCTTCTCCACCAAAAGTTACATTTGCCCAAGAATAGCCGTCCCAGTATCCGGGGCCTCTTCCAGAGAATGTTATAGTTGAGAAGTCATATGACCTATCAGAAGAATATCCTACAGACCCTCCCCAGAAGTTATTCTGATCGAATATGAAAGTACCTTCTGACACCTGCTTCGTAGACTCTGGCTTTCCGAAATGTTGAGGAGCGTATCTAACTAGGCATTTAATAGACTTGAAGAAGGAAACTTCTCCTTGTACAAACTTAGTTGAGAATTTAACAGAGATTTTATTGTCTCTTGCTATAACATCCGTTACAAGCGTTTCATATACCAATAAGTCTAAGGCTTTCTTGTAGTTCTTAAAGCTAGCAATAGATCCAGGACTATTTAATGCGTCAACAATAGAATTAAAATCATCTCGAATGTCTTCGAAATTCTCTGTTCCAGAAAGCGGTGGAATTGTAAGCCCATCTAGAGTTAGCTTAGCTGCTACGGATGATAGCTTTGATGCAAGGCTATCTCCTGTTGATGTAACTAAAGAAGAGTAGTAGTCATTTGACAATAAGCTATCTCTGTCTAGTTTTTTAAGAAATCTATTAAACTTGTTAATATCAAGATATTGCTGCTGAACTAAAGAGTCCCCCGGCTCTAGCTCGGCAACAGAAGATATTGTGTACGTAGTTCCATTGATAGCATTCGCACCAATTACACGCACAATTTCTCTGTCTGCATAATCTTGTCTTTCGAAGTTTTTTCTTTCTTTTAGAACATAAGGCCTTCCAGAAGAATCGCCCAGGTATATTTTGTCATCTGCAGGATTTACTACTCCGCAATTAGCAGGTTTTGTCCATCTAGTCCAGTTTCTTGTGAAGGTGTTATATCGGAATGCTTGTGTTGCATATGCGTCAGTAGTTTTTACTGGAAGCCACAGCAGATAACATCTGTCTGATTCAGAAGACATTCCCCAGCTAGTTAGTTTGTAATCAAACTTAGCATTTGCGATTTCCTGAATTTTATCTTCAATGTTTCTAGAAATTACTCCAACTCCAGTCTCTGATACTGTTACAACACCTTGGCTGGTAAGTACGTATATCAAGTTATTGAGGTTTGTAGCAGTGTCCGGTGCGTATGTCAAAGCAGATGAGTCAGACAATCTAAAGCTGAAATTAGGAGCTGATGGGCCTGTAATAACGTACACCCCATCTTCTTTCAGAACAATCAAGCTATCTCTAAGGGCTAATATCCTTTGAATGGCCTTATCTTTAGGTCCAATATCAATGTAGTTAACTAGAGGTACCGCTTCTGGTTGTCCAATCTTAGAAAAATATACCCTATTGGGATTAATAGAATTATCGGAAACTACATCTGCAGAAAATATCAAAGCCTTGTCAAAACTTATGTAACTGTCATTAGTGGAAAATCCAGAAATTGACAGAGTTGTTGGAGCTGGTGTTGTGGCTACAACTTCTTTTCCTGATAGCAAGATAGGAGATCCAGTTGGCTTAATGTATGTGTAAACTTGCTGTCCTACAGTAAATCCGTGGCTTGAGGATGTTGTAAATACTCCAGGAGATTCTAAATCTGTTACAACTTTAGCTACAGGTAATGACGGCTCAAATACTGGTTTGTCAGTAGCGTGACTGAATCCAAGAAATATTGCATCATCTGTAAGAGACTTCGCTTCTAAAAGAAGGATGCCCGGAAGATCGTTAAGTCCAGATAAGTAAAAGGCAGTTACCGGAGATAGCGTATCTTTATTTATTACTCGTTCCAGAGATCTTGCAGTATCTTCTACAGATAAGTCTTGAGAAGCGAGTCCAGACAAAAGAACTTCGTTTTGACTTGCGTCTTCTCCAAACCCCTGTTGATCATATATTGGAGGAAACGTCCATCCAGTGGGCTGTACAGATTGAACTACATCATCTGCTTGCCCATTATCTTGGTAAGTTACTTTTATGTATCCAACCCCAACATCTTCTACTAAGAAGTCAGAAATGTCTGAGAAGGCATCTACGAAAGCATTTACAGATCCCTGTACAGTGTCGTCATATAGTTCTAAAGGGACTCTTAGGAGAAAGTAAGATGTCTCTTCTGGAGCTTCTGATCTTCTAGTTATTTCACAAGTTCCTGCTGATGATGACAAGTCCACAGGACTTCCATTTACAACAAAAGACAATTTAAAAACATTGTCACTAATCTTTATGACATAATAGCTAGTTCCAGAAAGTAAGCCACCTGGAGGTAGTCCGCCAGAAATCTCTATTTTTTCGTTCGTAGTAAACCCGTGGTTTGTTACCGTAATTTCGTCGGTCGTGCTGTTAATTGACGCAGCAGTAATTACATGAGAAATTTCCTTTTTATCAAACCACAGCCTATATTTAATTTTATTTTGAGCAGAGGATATATCAAAATAAGATCCACTCACAGTTTCAGATCTTTTTTTAGCTTCAAATCTAACTATTTCATTTTGACCAACAAACGTATACTCTCTAAGTACCTGGGAATTTCCAACATAAAGCTTAGAAGTTTCTGATATTAGTTGGCTAACTGAAAGAAGGTTGAATTGAATTCTATGCCTTTCTTTTGTGTTGGCATAAAAAGCAGAGCCCTTGAAAATGGCAACGTCGTGGGCAACCGGAGGTGGCTCATTGGATTGCAGAGAGCCCTCTCCTGTAACTGGGTTAGTGTACAAAAACAACCCACCAACTCGGAATGTCTCTGGAGCTACATCTTCATAAGAAATAGAAGATGGTATTGGCTGATTTATTTCTGCAATCGGAAGCTCAGCAATTTTCTGAAACTCCTCACCTGGATCAATGTCGTTTAGCGTTAGCCCAGTCGGAACTGTAATTGGAGCAGTTCTATATATTTCATAAAAGTATTGCCTGTCTGAGTTGGTTATAATCTCAGTAGGCACTGTAAAATTGAGCGATACATTTGCTGGAGTTCCCACAGCTGTTTGCCCATCTAGAACCGTGGAGACGGTTAGCAAAGTAGTAGCAATATTACCAGCGGAGGCGTTTAAGACATTACCACCATCTACATTAGTTACAACCACAGAAGTAGCTGACGCAGCTACAGAAATGTCGGAAATGGAAAATAAAGTCTCTGCAATTTTAGCCATATAATTTTCTTTATTTTTTATGGCTATTTTGTATATTTGAACTTCTCTTAAATCTCTTCCAACTAAAACAGTATCTGTAGGGGCAGAATCTTCTCCAGATATGTTAAACCAACATGCAAACTTATTTGTTGGGGTATCAAATGTGAAGAAATGCTCGCTATTCAACCCGCTATATATGTTGGAAGTTCCTGCAACGTCTGTAAGAACTATTGCCGATCCTCCGGATGAGAGAGATAGTTCAAAAGTATCTGTAGCTGCGCTAATAATATAGTAGTCTGTAGAAGAATTCAATTCTGGTGCGATGTTTCCAAATAACCTTACTTTAGTACCGTTAGTAAAACCATGGCTAGGAATTGTTATTATCGGACCGGACACAGCCGTTGTCGCATCAAAGGTCTTATGAATTCCAGCTCCTGCTTCCGTAACTATAACTTCAAACTGCTCTCCAGAATTAATGTCTTTTGTAGAGTTTGTTATTACTAGTCGAGAGCTTGGAACTCCGCGAACAATATTGCTGTTTGCATCTTTTTTAGCCCACAGCACTTTATATGCAACTTTAGATTGGGCGGGTAAAAAACCAGAGGCTGCTGGAATGATATTACCATCAACGCTAAGAGCTTTAACAGCTCCGGCATTTGAAATAAACCCAGCGCTAGTTGTAAAGTCATCTGCTGAAGTTGCAGAGATTTTTTTGATGCCATCTATTGTAGTAAAGTATAAGTTTGAGTTAAGCTCAAAGTACTTGATTCTCAGTTTATTTACTAATTCAGAATAGCTTCCGCTAAAATTAAGAAAGGTGCCATTTCCAGTTGAATCAAAACTAAGCTTATTGGCAAAGTGTCTAATTATCCTACCTTTGTAGGTCATTAACTGCTTTACTACGCTGCTGTCATCTGTTTGATTTCCAAACTCTGCAAATCCTCTACGGCTTTGAACAATGTTGTCAAAGTCAATATTACAATTATCTAAAATGTCAGCGGCACCGTCGGGAGTTGTAAGTTCATTTGGAGAAGTAACTAACCCACGGTTTATGGTAAGAACTGCCATGAATTACCACCTTCTATTTCTTCTTCCGAGTGTGTTTAGTGTGTTTACTAAAGGAGAATGTCGTGATTTAATTTTTTGATTTGCGCCTTCAACTCTATTATCTAAAAATGTTCCGGCGTCTTGTTCCATTTTAGCAAGTTTTCTTTCTGCCGATTGCTTGTTTTGCTCGTCTCCCATAGCCTCCAAACAAGATACAGCAACTCTCTGTGCCAGTATTGGATGTAGCTCTGTGGGAATATTTGGGACAATTGTTTGCTCAGCCAATGTTACGTAGCATCCGACCGTAACTTCGTCTACAGTCGAACTTATAAAGCTAAGCTCTTTAGATAATTGATTTATACTATTTAATCTTACATCGTATTTAATAATTTTATTAGGAGATATGTTTTGAGTGAAGTCAAAGAAAGAGCTGCCTAAAAATTTATTAGGAAGTGCGTCAACTCGTAGCTTTTTAACGACGCATGCTAATGCGAAAGAGCCTGCGATTGCTCCCACAGAAGTAGTAGCAACTGGAATAGAATATAAGCTTGAACTAATAACAGATACTTCATAAAAGCCATTTATCGATGGAGTAGTATTTGCTCCACTAATTAAAACAAGATCCCCGTTTTTAAGACCGTGGTTTGTTGCCTGAATGATTGTAGGATTTCCAGCGGTTATTCCGGAGATAGTTCCAGAAACTGGGGTAATTTGATTGATTTCTTGTGCCGTGGTGATTGACTGTATTATAGCGCCGAGGTCTTCTGTTACCAGATGGTTTGGTCGCATATAAAAATAAAAACGCAGTTTATTTCCGATATTTACATCAAAATTTGCAAGAACTACATCATTATTTTCTAAGTAAAATCCACGAGTATTTATGTATGTTGTGGTATTGGTGAAGTCAGAAATTTCATTCAAAGAGTATCTGTGCATTTCAAATACGTTGTCATTTTCATCAACTAATGCAAGATCTCTAAGCTTATTTCCATGCGCTCTTGCCGGAATTGGGTATCTTTTTTTGCCCTCTTCCAGTTCTACTTCAATGTAGTACACTAAATGCTCTTCATGCATTCTTTCAATCAAAGGCACTAAACCTATGTTGACTTCTTCTGTAGCCATTTCCAACAGATCTTCGTCCGTGAATGTTTCTTGGGAATTGGGTATGAAGGCACGGCGCTTAATACTGCGTATTAAATCGCCAGTCTTAAGAATGCTTGACATTTTAAGATCCTATTATTTTCCGAGCTTCTTTTTTAGCATCTCGAACATCATCTCCATTTCATCTGGAGACATTTCTGAAAGATCCTCTTCCATGTCCATTTCAGGAGACTCTTCTTCAGACTCTTCCATCATAGGCTCTTCTCCACTTTCTTTGGACTTAAGCTTCATAAGCTTTTCGGCCATGGTAAGCCCTTTTTCAAGGCCTTCAGGAGAGTCAGACATTACAGAAACTTTTTTCATGCCTTTTTTACCAAGCATGCCTTTCATCGGAGAGTACATGTCGTCAGACATTTCCTTAGAAAGTTCTTTTAGCATCTCAGCCTTAGCTTTTGCTTTCTTTTCCATAGTTTATAGCTCCTTTGTGCTACATAATATAAGGGTGTTATTTCAAGGTTTTAAGTTGTAGGTAGTAGAAATATCAAAGATATAAGCGGGGCATAAAGCCCCGCAAATAATTGAAATTAAATAAACTCAATATCCCAATCAGCTGCTACAAGGTCGGATCTTAAAATTTCAAGAAATCCTCCATCAAAATCTAAAATCTGTAATTTTTGAATTTGAAAAGAATTTCTAGCCTTTTGAGAGACAGTGAATACGCCCACCGGAGATTCTACAGATGCGTCAAATTCGACTATTTCATACTGTGAACCCTCAGAACTTTTATATACTGCATTAACCCTATACCAGTTTAACTGATTTGAAAAGTACGAATCCGACTGCACTTTGGAGTGCTGCAACAACTCAGCTTTATCCAAGCTAAACTGAGCCGAAACTCCCTTTTGTACTTGTGGTTTTGTTACGATACTCATACTACTCCTTAAAATTTAATAATTAAGCGAATGTTAGAGTTACTGTCTGGGTTTGGTAAATTAAAAGTTGTACTTCCATTTCCAGATCCAAAGCTAGTACCAATAACAGAAAACAGCGTAGCATAAGTAGTTCTACTTACAGCCGACCCATCACACAGCAAATAGCCACTAGGAGCCACAGTTCCGGCATACATAGAAACTACGCCCACTGGCACAGCCGCTGCAGCAGCGTTAGTTGCAAATGTTTGAGCTGATTGTAGAGTAGCAGCATCTCCAGCAATTCTTAAAGAAGCTTCTTCTGAAATAGCGGCAGTTCTTGCTGATTGCTCAGCAGAAATAGCAGACTGTCTGGAAGTGGTTTCTTCAGAAATTTGAGAAGTAAGAGAAGTAACAGCTGCTTGTCTAGAACTAGTTTCTGCAGAAATCTGAGAAGTTAAGCTAGAAATAGCAGATTGTCTAGAAGTTGATTCAGCAGAAATCTGAGATTGCAAGTTACTATCAGCAAGCAATCTTGTAGAGCTTTCTGAATTTAAACTAGTTGTAAGGTTTGTAGCAAGGGTAGTTATTGCCCCAGACAAATCAGCATCAGCTGCTACAAATGCAGCTACAACTTCAGACAAGGAATCAAGTGCTGCAGCATCTGTATTTGAAAGTATATTGTCAATTCTTGTGCCAAGAGCTACTTCCGCAGATGTTGCTCTGCTTTGTTCTGCAGAAATAGATGCCTGCAAAGAAGACTCAGAAGCTAGTCGTGCAGACTCTTCTACGGCTACAGCTGCGTCAACAAAATCAGTTGATGCAATTAGTAGACCGCCAACGGTAGCGCCTTCTTGTAGATCAAGTTCACCATTTTCGTTAGAGGAGATTCTAGTTTCTCCCAGGATAATGGTGTTTCCGCTAAGGTATAAGTCTCTAAATCTATAATCTGGAGTACCTAAGTCGTAAACCAGAGTTTCTCTTGGGATGATATGTCCAGTAGTTGCGTTGTAGATTGCAGTTGCTCTATCAGAAGCTTCTTGTTCAATAGCAGCTTGTAGTACGGCGTCTGCCGCTTGTCTGCTAGATGCTTCTGCGCCAATTTGAGATTGCAAAGAACTTTCTGCCGACATAGCTCTTGTTTCTTCAGAAGCAATATCAGAAGCTAGCTGTGAATCTGCGCTAACTCTTGCACTTTGTTCTGCAGAAATTGCAGAAGCTCTACTTGCTACTTCCTGTGATAGTTGACTTTGAAGAGAAGCTTCAGCTAACATAGCTCTTGTTTCTTCAGAAGAAATCGCAGAAGAAAGCTGAGAATCAGCAGCCATTCTAGCAGACTCTTCTGCAGAAATAGCCGCTTGCCTTGAAGTTATTTCTGCTGAAATTTGAGACTGTAGCGACTGCTCAGCAGCCAAAGCTCTACTTTGCTCAGAAGAAACGGCAGAAACCCTGGAGGATGTTTCAGACTGCAAGCTAGCTTCTAAAGAAGAAACGGCAGCAGTTCTATCAGAAACTTCCTGTGTAATTTGAGCTTGTAAGCTAGAATCTTGAGCAATCCTCTGGGAAGATTCCTGTGCAAGATCTGCAGCTAAAGATGAAGAAAGCGCAGAAATAGCTCCTGACATTGAAGAATCTGCAGATTGAAATGCAGATACAACTTCAGATAAGGAATCTAGCGCATCGGCGTCTACATTGCTTAAAATTGAGCTAATTTGAGACTGCAAAGAAGACTCTGCAGAAAGTGCTCTTGAAATTTCGCTAGAAATCTGAGAAGCCAAAGAAGCCTCTACTGACATAGCTCTAGAAATTTCAGAACTTACATCACCTTCTATTTCAGAAACTGCAGAAATTCTATCAGAAATTTCTTGACTAATTTGATTTTGTAAAGAACTTTCTGCTAATACAGCTCTTCCGGATTCTACGGAAATGCTAGACTGTAAGCTAGCATCTGCAGACATTCTATTAGAAACTTCAGAAGATATCTGGCTTTGCAAGCTAGCTTCTGATGCAGTAGCTCTTACAGCTTCTGCGTTCACTAATGATTGTGCCGTTGAGTTTGAAGCACTTATTGCAGCAGCCTGTGCTTCACTGGCTTTTGTATCTGCGTAGGATTTAAGAGGTGCTTCTACTGTAGATACTTTTACTGATTTTGAAACTCCGTTGGTGCTTACATATAGCAAATCGTCTTGGTCTAAGCTTGTTAGCTTTTCTGTAAGCTGCGTTAACTTTTTGTTCATCTTTTTACTCCGTTTGTATTATTCTAAAACTAAAAACTCTCCAGATTCTAAAAGAAAGTTAGCACCGTCTTCTAGCAATAACACAAACTCTTCACTTTCCGAGTCGCTATAAAGCTCGATATCAAAGGTAGCTGTATTTAGGTTGTTCCTGGAAATCTTTAAAATTTCCCCATCTAAATCAACAATTGTGATGCTGTCTACTATAAAAGAAGTTCTAGCTCTTGAGGAAGCGCTAAACACGCCATTCTGAAAATTATCTTTTGAATCAAAATTAACATTAATTCGCTGATTTCCCTCAGAACTTACATAGTTTATATAAACGTCTTTCCAATTAGACACATCGCTAAATCTGGAATTTGCAGAGACTACGTGGTTACTTAGTAAGTTAACCTTAAATAAAGTAAATACAACAGGAATACCTTTGTATATTACTTGTGGTTTTGATATTATAGCCATACAATTCCTTAAAAAAAGGGAAGAGCAGTGCTCTTCCCCATACCATCAATTAGTATTAGTAGTAGTAAGTTACGAAAACTCCGTCACCTTCTACGATTGCTTCGTCTCCGCTAGCAGCAAAAGAACCAATCCAAGTAAGTCTAGTTACTCCACCAACAACAGATACTGTAAAATCCATATCTTTGTGAGCAGCTACTCGTCCAACAAACACTACGAGAGAGTTTGCAACAACCTCTCTAGTAAGATCTACGTAAGTTGTATTAGTAGTGATTGTGAAAGATTCCTTGCCAAAAGCTTTTGCTTCGATAACATCAAGACGAGCGTCAAGTGCATTTTCAGCAGATGTAGCTCTTGAAATTTCAGAAGACAAGCTAGATTCTAGGTTATCAATATCACCTTCAGTAACAGTAACTCTTCCAGCGAGTGTGCTGAGATCAGAATCAAGGTTAAGAACCTGAGACTGAAGAACAGAGATGTCAGATTCTGTTTCTGTAACACGACCTTCAAGGGCATCAATATCACCCTCAGCAGTTGTCATACGACCTTCGAGAGCGTCGATATCACCTTCTGCAGTGGTCATGCGACCTTCGAGAGAATCAATATCACCCTCAGCAGTTGTAAGGCGAGAATCAAGTCCTGACTCAACTCCCATAGCACGAGACATTTCAGAATCAATGTTAGACTGAAGGGTAGACTCAGCAGCCATAGCGCGAGACATTTCTTCGTTAACATCTGCCTGACGGTCAGAAATTTCCTGGTCAATCTGAGACTGGAGAGATCCCTCTACACCCATTGCACGAGACATTTCTGCGTCAATGTTACTTTGGAGAGTAAATTCTGCAGACATAGCTCTAGAAACCTCAGAGTCGAGCTGAGACTGGAGAGAAGAATCGCCAGCAATTCTATCAGATACTTCTTGAGTAATCTGAGACTGAAGAGATGCATCAGCAGCAATTCTATCAGAAATTTCTTGTCCAAGAGCAGAGCTAGAACCTGTTCCAAGAGCGCTAATAGCGTCAAGGATGTCAGCATCGGCAGATTGGAAAGCAGAAACTACTTCTGTCAAAGAATCGAGAGCAGCTGGGTCGATGTTGCTAAGTACATTGTTGATTTGATTCTGGAGATCAGAAACTTCACTATCAACATACGTCTTAGTAACTGGATCTGCTTCAAGAACATCAAGACGACCACTAAGAGCAGAGTCGGCAGATGTTCTGTCAGATACTTCTTGAGTAATCTGAGATTGAAGGCTAGATTCAACTCCCATAGCACGAGACATTTCAGAGTCAATATTACCCTGAAGTACTACGTCTGCTGCAATACGAGAAGATTCTTCGGAGTCAATGTTACCCTGAAGAACTTGATCAGCAGATTGACGATCAGACACTTCCTGAGTAAGCTGGGACTGGAGAGAACCTTCAACCGCCATAGCACGAGACATTTCTGCATCAATATTAGATTGAAGCTGTACGTCTCCAGCAATGCGAGAAGATTCTTCGGAGTCGATATTTCCCTGAAGTACTAGGTCTGCAGATACGCGGTCAGAAACTTCCTGCGTGATTTGAGACTGGAGGGAGCCTTCAACACCCATGGCGCGTGACATTTCTGTAGAAAGATCAGCAGCTACGCCGTCGATATTACCCTGTAGAACGAGATCAGCAGCTACGCGCTCAGACTCTTCTGTGTCAATATTACCCTGAAGTACAGACTCGGCAGATTGAGCACGAGAAACTTCTGAAGTAATTTGAGACTGTAAAGAAGATTCTACACCCATAGCACGAGACATTTCAGAGTCTATATTGCCCTGGAGAACTAGGTCGCCAGCAATACGCTCAGACTCTTCTGTGTCGATGTTGCTCTGGAGTGTCTGATCTGCAGAGGTACGAGCAGAAACTTCTGCTGTAATCTGGCTTTGAAGAGAACCTTCAACTCCCATAGCACGAGACATTTCAGAATCAATATTAGACTGGAGAGTTTGGTCTGCAGCAATACGAGCAGACTCCTCTGCGTCAATATTAGCCTGGAGTGTTTGATCAGCAGCAATACGCTCAGAAACTTCTTGACCGAGAGAAGAGCTAGCTCCTGTGCCAAGAGCAGAGATAGCTTCCTGAAGATCAGAGTCAGCAGCCTGGAAAGCAGCTACGACTTCTGTAAGAGAGTCGAGAGCAGCTGGATCTACGTTGCTGAGAATGTTGTTAATCTGGTTTTGGAGATTTTCATCACCAGCAATACGAGCAGACTGTTCTGTAGAAACGGCAGAAACTCTGTCAGAGATTTCCTGCTCGATTTTTCCATCAAGAACACTTTCTGCAGACATAGCACGAGAAACTTCAGACTGTAGCTCAGATGAAAGCTGAGAATCGCCAGCCATACGAGCGGACTCTTCTGCCATAACAGCAGCTTGTCTGCTACTTACTTCAGAATCTAAAGAAGACTGAAGCTGAGAGTCTCCAGCGATACGAGCAGATTCTTCTGTTTCAAGATCTGCAGTAAGAGTATCTACCTGAGACTTATAGGCAATTTCTTGCCCAGATGCTAAAACTTCGCCATCTACGCCAAGCTTAAGAAGTTCTACTTCTCCGGCTGGACCTTCGATACGAATCGACTGACCACTTAGAAGTTTAATTTTCGACCCGTCAACGGCGTCGTTTTTAATAAACTTCTTTTTAATTTGTTGAGCCATTTGCTCTCCCCTTTTTAATTAGTACTGAATTACCAGTACGTCTGTTTCTTCTAAGAATCCATCCAACCCTAGATCACTCCATGAAATCTTATTACCCTCTACTATAAAATCTATCCCATTTATCTGCGGAATTCCCCCATCTATATTTACCATTACTGCGTCAGATACTAAGGGTGTCTGGGATAATGTCACAAACTTATTAGCTATATCTTCTTGAGTTAATTCTATTTTATCTACTATAAATCCAGAAGCTTCCCCGATAAGAAATCCTCCTAAAGTAGATCCGTCTCCTCCGTAAAAAGCTTTTTGGTCAATATCATATACTAGCTCGCTCACTTCTAAAGTGAGTGTGCTTCTCTGTGTTGTAGTTACCTTTGGAGCTTTAAATATCGCCATCGTAAACTCTTAAACCTTGGTCAATTTGAGAAGGGCCGTCATCACGACTTCCCAAGTCTATAGATATGTCAGAATCTCCAACATCTCCCATGCTAATATCGCCAATGCCTTGTGTTATAGTAACTGGCTGAACCCAGAATACGTCTCCAACAAATGGATCAAATTTCCAAGGCATTATAACCTCGTTTTTTGAACAGAAACTATTTGCTTTCTAGTAGTATCCGCGTACGTTACTAGCGTTTCTTGTACTGCTACTGAGTTTTTTTTATAAGTATATAGCTCTTGGTTTTCCGATGGGAATGTTGTAGCAATTTCATCCCAACTTACTTCAACATTACTAGAGCTAAGATCTTCCTTTAATTCAAACTGCCCAGAAAAGACATTGAAGATATAGTTTTTTAAAACCTGACCTTTATAAATAGGATCTTGTCCGCTATATCCAATAGTTATTGAGCTGATTGTCTCCTGCTTACCTGGAGTGTTAACTATAGCAAATGCTGTACCAAAATCTTGAGAATTACTTACAATTCCAAACTCAGCAGAAGATATTTCTACTACCGCATTGTTTCTAGTTACCACAAAATCTTGCTTGTGAAGAGTATTCAGCACTAAAGAAATTGCCATTGCAATTACTAGAGCGTCATCATTAATGTTTATTGGTATTTCAATTGCAGTAGAATCAGCAATAATCGGAGCAGTTCCGGCACCGTCTACGTTAAACCACAAATGAAATGGCTTATTATCTGGTGCTGAAAATATTTTTATGTACGATTCTTGCAAAGAACCGTTAAGGTCTGACACGCATCCGATAGTCGTTTTGTGAGCTTGTGTTCCTCTAAAATAAGAAACTTTAGAAGGTAGATTATCTTCTGTGTATTCTACTCTAAAATGAGTGTAGAATTGAGTTACGACAGATCTAGAATCAGATACTCTAAGAGTTTTTCCATGAAGATCATGTACCTCTTTAAATATCTGTCCTGTGTCATAAAAACTGGAATTTTTTACGTCCGACATTCAAAACCTCTGTAATATAAGGGTGTTAATTACCACTAAACAGAAGTTGTTGATGCCTTAAATTTCATTGTTCCAGTTACAAAACCAGCGTAGCTTGCAGAAGTATATTGAATTTGTCCAGCAGTTGTAATGCTAAAGCTAATTCCTGTATTATCTCCTACAGAAGTTATTGAGATATCCCATTCAGAATCTTTCTGTATTCCTTTAATTTCAAATACTTCAAATAAATTAGTAGTTGCGTCAACAAATACAGAAATATTTGCTACAAAAGATCTAACTTCAGCATTCCCAAAAACAAAATCAGTTATGCTTTCAGGAACAACTTGGGAGTTAGAAAAAGAATAGCTCTTTTCTGAAATGTCTCCAGGAGAGCCTCCTCCGCCTATTAGTGCGTCCACCTGAGCTTTTGTATAGTATCTAATATCACCCCTAGCATCGGTATGATACTGAATGTGATCATCGTTAGAAAGCCCTGATAATAGGCCGTGGGTCGTGGCTGTACCGGCTGGAGTATAAAGCTGCGTTCCTCTAAAATCTACGTAATTTCCACCATTTGAAGAAACTACCGTGGCTTTTGGAGTATTAGTAAATGCATCCGCCGTTTGAACAACTACACTACCAATTGCAACAAATTCAGCAAACGGAAGTCCTGCTAAGCTAGTTATTTCAGAACTAGCAGCAATTCTTGCTGCAGTAACGTTTCCGTATTCGGAAGTTCCTTGAATTGCAACGACCGGAGTTTCTTTGTCATTTGTTCCAAATAAGTGTACTAAAACAAATCCGTTATTAGCAACTTGCGTTAGTTGCCAAGAACCTGAAATTAACTGGTTATACGGTAGTCGTCCGCTGGCTCCGGTATACCCCGCTGTTCCGCTATAAATCATCGGAAATGAATCAGCTGCTTTTTTTCTCCACAACGTCCCTTGGCGGTAAAGCACCGGAATTTGCGTTTGTGCAGCAAGAGTAAGAAGCAAGTCCTCGTCTCTAATAGTACCTTCGTCAGCTGTAAACTGAGCGTGAGTATTAGAACTGCCATCTCCATTAACAGAAAAGCCTTGTAAAGCTAATCCAGATAAGTACCTTGCGCCAAATACTGTGTGTAGATAAGAATGAGTTTCCCCATCCATCTGAAGGCCGTGGCGTTCTTCTCCAAAGTATGAATGTGTATTTGTATCGGTATTCCAGTATACAATTGCAACAAGTGCGTTGTCTTTAAAAAGCGCAGAACCAGCAACTTGTGTTGAGCTTAAAACTCCAGTTGGGCTATAGTAAATAAAATGATTTCCGGCCAGATTCGGTATCTGAATACTTTCAGCCGTTGTTTTTGTAAACTTAACGCCCTTTACATAAAACGTAAAAGAAGAAGCCACCGGAGAGATAGTAAACGTTCTATCTGGGCCAGAATCGCTAAAGCTTGTTGTAGACTCATCTCTAGTAGCAAATCCTGTCGGCTCTTTTGTTAGTGTATTTTGAGCTTCTCTTCTGCTAGCAAGTTCATCCAAATGTGCTTTTATTGTAGAGCCATCAGCAACATCCCAATAGTCTTGAATTGCTTGTTGATTTGCAATATCATCAGAGTCTAGAACAACTACACCCGTTTGGCCATTTACAGAAGCGACAGCGCCGGAGGTAATTTGAATGTAACTAGAACCTCCCCAGCGGTAGGTAATGTTGGTGTCTAATGCTATATAAATCTTCCCACTTTCTCCAATCGCTGGAAATGCTGCAAGATTTGCATATTCTACAACATCATCAACGTAGCTAGGAAGTTGAGTTGATGGAACTTTTCCAGAACCATCAAGAGTTGCTACACCATTAGCAGCACCTTTCTCGCTGCTAGAGATTTTATTTGCCGCTAAACTATCTAACGCCGCTTGAACCTGTGTTGGAGCAGGAGATGCCCAATTACCAGAAACAGTTGGAGTATACCTAATAGATTGTGCGATGGATGTTTGCACAAGCTGAGCAGGATTAGATCCAGTAGTGGTAACGGTACCTTGTGGATATGAAGTAGCATCATAATTAAAGTAACATGGGTAACTAGGCGCATTACTAGTTATACTTAAGTTACCTGCAACAATAGATCCCCAAATATCTGTAAAAACATCATAATTAGTAGCAGTTATTTGAATTGATCCAATGTAGTTAGAACGAATACTTGCCGTAATTGCAGAGCCATAAGCATCTGGGGCTACGCAATCGACATCATTCATTATTAAGCTTGCAATGTTCGTAGAATCAAAAATAGTAGTAGCAGCTGATTGAATTGTACAGCTTGTAGCAATTCTTGTGTCGTTTCTAAGCTGGATAAAATCTCTTCCACCTCCACGGCCTCTAAAAACCAAAGAACTTGCGTCAATATTATCTAAATCAAAAACAACTCCAGAAGTTCCGGTAGGAGAGTCATTTAAAACTTCAAGCCCGACAGAAAATCCTAAGTCTTTTAAAAATACTCTTCCTGGTAGGGAATTGCTCCACTTAATTGTACTAGAGTCTGAAGTAGATATGACGACAGTATCTGTAGCAAAAGAGCTAATATCAACCCAGCCCTTTAAACGAATAGAGGGAGTTTCAGAATAAGTGCCGGGAGCTACAACAACAGCGTAACGCTTAGAAGCGGAGGCGTCGGTAATTGAGGCAAGCGCATCTGCTATTGTTTTATAAGGCTTTGTTATAGAGCCAGTTGCTGTATATGACGCAGTATTGGCTTTATCTACGTACACTACCTGAGAGTAGTCTAAAGAAGCTTCTAGGTTATTAAGCGCGGTCTGTGTAGCTGTAGAAATTGGTTTATTTAAATCGCTAGTATTATCTACATTAGAAAGGTCTACATCAGACTTAGTTAAGGTTATAGCTCCAACTCTGCCGTTTACGGATATTACATCAGAAGGGGAAATCTCTATATATGTAATACTATTCCATCTGTATAGCTTATTTGTGTTTGTTGCTAAGTAGATAGTACCAGAAACCCCAGTAGGAGGAAATGCTACTAAGCTAGAATATTCTTCATAGCCTCCGCCCCCTCCGCCTCCGCCAGAAGATACAGAAATATAACCAAGCCTAATAGCGGTATTTGCCATTTTAGTGCCTTTGTTTTCCAGCGTAGAAAATTCTTGTTACGTTAATAGAGCCTGCTGCCACAGCAACTTTAACTCTAGCATATAAAGCTCCCGAACCAGCAATATCCCAAATGTGAGATCCAACTGGATCAGAAATTGCTTGAACTGATTCTGTGATATCTGAAAAGTTGATATTATCGGAAGAAATTTGTAGAACAAGACTCATGTTTGGTGACGAGCCGTCCTGATACACAATCTGGATAGAAAATTCATCTTCTCGATTATCTAACGTAAAAGAAGGAGAAACCCAGTCTACATTTACAGTTTCAGGAGATTCTAATATTTCTTTAAGACGTATTGCATCAAGTATAGTTCCTATGGTAAACCTCTCTGAAATTTGTTTGATTTTCTTAAATTTTCATTGGCTGTTAGTATTTGTAAATTCCAAGGCACATGAAGCCCACACACGTCTTTTCCTTGTAGTGGAATAATGTGGTCTACGTGATGTTTAATCCCTGTTTCAATACTTAAATCATGAGATTTTTTATATATCAATTCTATTTCTTTTGAATATGCTACAAATGCTTTAAAAGATGATAATTTTAAAAATCTACGTTTATTTTCATTTTTTGCGTGTACAAATTTATTTCTAGGATATTTTTTTCTATAATACCTGGAGCGCTCTAGATAAAATTCTCTATTATTTTCGTATTTTTGTTTTTCTTTTAGCCTAATTTTATCTTTATTTTTTATATAATTTTCTTTTTGTTTTTTTAATATATGCTCTTTATTTTCGTGATATTGTTTATTTTTACAACTTTTACAAATAACACAAAAATCACCTTTTCCAGTAACTGCATTTTCTTTAGTTAATAATTTTTTACACTTAGAGCAATTATTTATGTTACAAAATGTATTTAACTTATAAATTTTAAACCCATTAATAATATTTGTTTTTTTTGTTTTGTAATTAAATGTACTTTTAGTCATATTAAAAAACTTTAAAACTTCAGAAACTGAAGAAAAAGTATAACATACGTTATCATTTTCTAAGCATACTGTTTTTTGTTTTTTGTTGTAAACGTACACGTTATTCCTTCTTTTCGTCCGTAAGTTTTCTGCCAAAATAAAGTCCCGCACAAGCATAGAAAAACTGAAGAGCATTATCAATATCTACGCCATCTACGAGTTTGGCTACTTTGTTCAAAAGACCAAATATTACAATGCCAGAAGAAACAACTAAAAGCGTAAAAGATGCCGATGGTTTTTGAGTTACCGGATCTCTAAAAATAATAACTGGAATTCCTTTTTTAGTACACCAGTCAACGAAGCTTTTTTGTAATTCCGAAAGCTTCTTCATCTCTTACCTTTTTTCCAGTCCTCAAAAGCATATGCCTTGGCTTGTAAAATAGTACTATCATCGTATAGCTTTGGCAGAACCCTTAAGTATGACCGATAGCTTCTATACTCTTTTCGATCTTCTGTACTAATTTCAACATCCGGAAGTTGAGTCCAATCTGTATCTTTTAGCAACTTATTTCTACTAGCTCTTAAAATAATCCAGCAGTCTTTTATTGCGTCATTAGAAGCTTCTTCTAGCTTTATTTCCATTCCTTCAGCAAGCTTATAATAACGAACAATTAACCCGTTAACTAACTCAGTTTTTTCATCAATAATAAAGCGCTGTTGTTCTGGAGTTAAATCTTTTTCTTCAACCCACTTTACTACGCTATTCCACTGCCCAAAAACTAAGTGATAATCTCTGTAAAGGATAGCAAGTTCTGCGGAGTCAAATTCTTTAATTTGTTCTTCGTCAGTTCTTGTATCCCTTACAGTTAGTTTATACATTACTTAATAATAGCTTCTCTAGCCATTTGCCTTTCCTGGAGGAGTTGTTGAAACTCTTCTCCGGTTAAGCTTGTAGCAAGTCCCATATCCTGCTGATCACGATGACGCAGAACTTTCCAGTCTGTTGAATCAAGAAACTTCTGAGCTTCGGCATTGCGCTTTTCTTGCTCAAGCTTTGCAGAAAGATCTTCGATTTCAACTTCATATCCAGGAAGCTCAACCTCTTGCATTTCAACAACAGCTTCTTTTACAATAGAGCCATCTTCTGCTACAACAGCTGGTTCAAGCTCAACTTGTTGTTGAATAACTTGCTTAGGTTGACCAAAGCTTCCCATTTCTTGATGACGAGAGAGCCACTGCTCAGCCTCTTCCATAGAAGAGAACTGAGCTTGGTTAGTAAGTTGTGAATTTTTAGTAATAGAAATTTTAAACATATAACATCCTTATACTGATACTTTTGATACAAATGCGTAGTTAAATGTCGGATCTGTGTGTAAGCTTGTTGCTGATCCTCTTGTTTGGTAAACAAAAAATTGTATAGTGTCGCCTTTTGCTAAATATACCAAATCAGAACCAGTTGCTTGTATAAATTGAGTAACTGATGCTTGAATAACAAATCTATTATAAGTAGATCCTACTCCATTTTTCTTATAAAAAACTTGAAATAACGCACCGGCAGTCCAAGCAACAGACGCAGACATAAGACCAGAGCCTATGGAGTAATATCCAGCTTCTGGTGCGGTGAATACTCCTGTTGAAGTATTAAATGCTCCGTGAGTATCAAAAACTTTTGTTGAATCAAACACAACAGCGGTGTCAACTCCATTAGGAATACTCTGTCCACTACTCTGCACAACTCTAGCAGCAACTCTATTCAAGCCAATGCCTGCCAATGCCGGATTTTTAGACGCGTTGATTACGAGATAGCCGGATGTTTGTGCAGTAATATCGTTAAAAGAAAAAGAAGCACTTGTAACAGACGATCCTCTAACACCAGCGTCTATTAATAAAACTCCAGTAGATTCATTATAATCCTTATATCTACAACCTTCTTCAACAGTATCTGTAGTATATCTAGACCAGTCTAATTCCCCAGAAGTGACTTTCCCGGCACTCTTATACAAATCCAAGCTCTTACCCTTCATTCCCTTGCCGATCTGGATAGCAATTGCCGCTGGCTGAGCTGCTGTACTAGCTGCGTTATATGCTCTTGTGTAAAGTAACATACCATTTGCATTCATGTCCGCGTCAGTTTGTGTAGGACGAGTTGTAGTTTGTGTCCTAGTGTTTGTGTTAGCGGCGTAAGTGAATGTAATATAAGTACCAACAGGAGCGTTAGCAAGCGTAGAAAGCGTGTAAGTGCCAGAACCTGCGTAAGTGAGAGAAGCTGTGTCTGTGGAAAAGGTTTCTGTAGCTGTGAGAATTTGGTCGGAAAGAGCTGTTGCCAACACCAATATTTTTAAAGCATTTCCAGTATTACTTGCGTTTCTAAAGGAAAACGTTGATCCAGCTGAGATAGTTCCAACGTAAGCGGCAGATCCCCAGTTATTTGCAACGGCAGGAGAAACGTCAACGGCAACATCAACTCCATTAACCACAATTACCGGAGTAACACTTGCGGCTGCACTTGCTGATAAAGAAAATGATGCGCTAAGATTAATTGATTTAAGAGTAGTGTAGATACCCGTAGAGGAGTTATAGCTTATTAAACTTGTAGATCCAGATGATCTAGTTAATGCTGCGGCAATAGTTGCTGCTGCATAAGTTCCACTTGCTAAAATTTCCATATTTTGAGAGTCTGGCTGCGGCACGTTAACAAATGGAGTTACGTTAACGCCAGTTACGTTAGGCTTACCGACTTTAGTGATGTCGATGTAGTGATAAGGTGAGCCAAGACTTGAATTTAGAGTTCCTCCGTTTCCAATAGCTCTAATAGATACTACCTGACCTCTTGTAAGGTATAAAGTGGAGCTACCTTGAGTGTATGAATCGGAAGTAGACGTTTGTGCAATACGCTTATATTCTGCTCCATCAACAAAAATAGCTAATGACCTTGCAGCTGTAGTAGTAAAAATAGCCATTGCCGTGATGCTATACGTACCGTCTTCTGCCACTGTAAATTGCGAGCCATTCCATTGTCCACCAGTTGAATCGTAAATGGTGGTAAACGGAATATTTGTAACTGCTGCGGTAATGGCTTGCCCAGAGTTTCCTCCAGCTCTTACAACAAGATCACTCTCAGAAAACTGGGGAAGTGTGTTGGAAACAGACACTTGGATGTCTTGTTCTTGGAATGATAGGAATAAACCATTTGCCACGTTAGAGGTTGGTGCTGCACCTGCTATTACATATACAGTATCTCCTATTTTAACATCACCTGTCCAAGCAGCCCCCCCACCTGTAGTTCCAGTAGCATCAATAGCAACAGGTAATCCCGCAACATACAATTGAGCAAACGTTGCACTAGAGACAAGAGAAAAATTTGCAGAAAGTCTACCTGCTTTTTTCATTATAACAGATGTACCTGTGGCATCGTTTGTTATAGTAAAGGCATCTCCACGAAGAGATTGTAAGGTGTCAAACTTAACTCTAGTTCCACCATCACCAGTTCCTCTAGAGCTGGAACCAGTGATACGAAGCTCGTGAGTTGGAATAGTTATTTTTTGATTAGAATTAACAGAAACTTGCTTGAGAGAGCCTTCGCGAGTTACTGTAAGCCAGTGAGAAGTTGTGCTATTTGATAATGTACCGCCGTTAACATTTGATCTAAAAGACACTACATCTCCAGCATTCAAATAAACGCTAGGAGCGTCAAATTTTAGCTGTGCAAAGCTTAGAACAAAATCAGAAATAGTTCTAAAAAGCGTATCATTTACATATAATTGAATGGCTCTGCTTGTTGATGTTGTAAAAAACACACTCCCAGAAAAGCTATAAAGTCCCGAAGTTGCTACTGTAATTTGAGATCCGTTAGAAACAATATCAGTTCCAACAGTAGAAATTGTAGTAAATGGAATATTAGTTACGTCAGCAGTAATTGCTTGTCCAGCGTTTCCTGCTGCGGTAAGATAGCTATCACCTGTAGCAACAAGACCACTTTGAATAACTTGTGATTGTGCTAGCTGACAAATAATATCATCAATACGAGTAGTTGGGGAACCTGCTTGTGGAAGAGCTGTAATTGTATAAGAAAGGCTAGCGCATGTTTCTGGAATTACAAATGCTACAGAAGTTTTAGCTCCGTTCACATCATTTGCTAGTTGTAGTTGAGAAGATGCTACAATATTAGCAGCATTAGTTTCATCATAAATATTAACTACAACATTACCTTGTGACGCAGAAGACTTACAATCAAGTCCAAGAGTCATTGCCTGTCCGCGAAACTTACGATCAACCGAAATAACTTGTTTGAAAGATTGGTTTACTGCAGCTTGGTGTGTGAGAAGAGCAGATACTTTACCTTTAAGAGGGTCAGTTTGAGAAAGAGAAAGGCCTGTTTGTGTGAAAGAAGAAAGACCTGCTGATTCAAAATCCTGAACGAATAGGATATCTACTCCACCAACTCCACTCCCACCAGAACCAACTTCAACCCAAGCAGCTGCAGTTGCGTCATATCTTTTAATCTTGTTACTATCATTAATATCACATGCAAGATCTCCAGCTTCTGGGCTAACCAGCGTGGACAAATCTTTTGGTGTAAGAACAAGCGAGTTCTTAACCTTGAATGAATTACTAGCCATATATTCTCCTTCCTTTTTCCAGAGGGCAAAATTATTATTGCCTCAGACTATAAGGGGGTTTTATGCCCCTGTAAAATATAAATTCAATTAATTAAACGTCATCTTCTTGTTTTTTAATTTCATTACCATCTTTATCTAAGCCTTTAGCAAGTCTATTGCTAATTACAATTTCCATGACGCGATCTAAATGCTCAGGTAGAATGTCACACTCTATATCTTCTTCTGCGATAATTGCTATGCCTTTAGAATCTAGTATGTGAAGTCCAAGTTCATTAAATAGCTCTTCACCTTTAAGTATTTTCATAAAACCTCTATAGCTTAATAATATAATTTACAGTAATATTTTTAGGTCTTGATTCTCCGCCACCTGACCCGCCAATTTGCTGACCGACGTTAACAGTTGGACTTCCTGTATATGGACCATAAGTTCCTAAGCTAGAATATCGTGTAAAACCACCGTCGTTTGCCCCCCAGTTTCCATAACCAGACGCTGCTTGATACGCGTGACCGTGTAATTTATTGTCATCGGCTTGGTAGCTTCCAAGAGTTCTTCCAGAATCTAAGCCACGACCATTGTCATTCCCTCTTAAGAACACTCCTTGAGCGTTTGGAAGAGTAAACGTAGTAGAACCATCTCCAGATCCATAGGAAGTGCTTATTGCGGCAAATAAAGCCGAATACGTAGCTCTACTTACAGAAGATCCATTACATAGCATCCAGCCATCTGGAACAACTCCCCCACCAAAAGGAGCAATCGTACCTGCTGGTATTATTGACCCAACTAAAATTGTTTGTAGGCTAGAGCTTTGTCTTCCATTTTTAAGTGCCATATATTACATTCCTTAAATTGTAAATGTTTTTTTAATTTCATACTTCAAAGAACAAGTATGACCAGTGCCTAAAAAATTGCTAGATGTATATTGCAACTGTCCAGACACTTGGATTGAAAATTCAATTTCAGCATTTTCTCCAGTAAAAGAATCAGAGATTAACCAAGAGGAATCTTTCGTGTTATAAGTTCCTCGTATTTGACCAATTTGTGATTTAGCAACTAAGCTATCTTCTCTATAAATAGAATAATCAATAATGAAAGCTCTTACTTGCAGAGGATCAAACAGTAGTCCGGAAATGTCTGTTGCGGAAGATTGGTTATTTAGCAAAGAAGCTACAAACTCGGAATCTGTTATATAAATAGCAGATGCTGAAGCTACAGGATTTATTAAAAGTTCTGTGGATGATATAGCTAGTCCAGCTGAAATAACCCACTGAGAGTTTAACGATGGCGGAGTAACGCTAATAGCTCCCGGAGTAGCAGATGACGCATAGTAAAGTTTACCAGCGGATAAACTAGAGAATCCGGACAAAGTTCCAGATGTTTGTACTTCCCCAACCGCTCCGCTAGATATTGCTTTTGTAGCAAATCCTAGAACATCAACTCTATCTTCGTTTGTAGCATCTACTTTATACAATCTGCCAGCAGTTCTTCCAGAATCATTACCAGTACCAGAGGAGATATAAACTTGGTCATTTGCTGATATAGACTCACCTGCGGTAAGCTTTACAATCCCAGCTCCGCCAATAGAAACTAGCTCGCCATCAACAACCTGGAACATTCTTTTTTCGTCGGTTGCAAATACAATTTGTCCGTTAGTAGCAGTTGTTGCGTATGTTGTAAGATTAGCAAATGTGTCTTGTTTAACGTCAGAACGAATTGGCTCTTCTATGCTTGCGCCTGTTAGCGTTTTATTTGTAAGCTCTTGTGCATCAGTCGTTCCAACTACAGAGCTTCCAACATCAATTCCATGTACGTTTTCGCTTGCGCCTGTGTGAGAAGAGAAGTCTCCTCCAGAGGCTTTTGTTTCTAGTTCTGTTTCGAGAGCCTGTAGGGCTTCTTTAACATCAGACCCGTCAGGAATTGTAACTCCCGTAAAAGATCCAAGGTCTGTAGAGCTTGCAGCAACCCCAGATAAAGTAATTAAGTCATCTATTTTTAGTTCATGGTCTTCTAGAACGTCTTGAATAGTTTCGCCAACAGATCCACCAATTGAAGGATTTGTTAGAATTTCATCAGCTTGGTCCTTAGAAGAAATGCTGCTATCTACGTATGTTTTAACTGCGAGGGCGGATGGAAGCTGTGTATCAGAAGCACCAGAAAGAGTTGTGCTTGTATTCAGGACTCCGGCAGCAAGATCAGCAGTTTCTAAGTTTGAAATGCTGTTTCCTGTTCCGTTTGCATCAAATGTTTTATTGGTAAGAGTTTGGCTTTGCGAATTTGTTAGTACTTCTCTAGCTACTCCACCAAGCGTAACTTTTATTTTACCGTCAGCAGAATCTACTTTAATTTCCCCTTCAATGCTATCCAAAGACGCGGTATCAGGAGCAAGAATAATACCCTTGATAAAACGAGTTTTCTTAAGTGACATTTATATACTCCTAATTATTAATTACCTTAGCTTCGTAAACAATGGATAGACCCTTGCTTGTTGCGCCAGCTGGAAAAGCCAGCGTAGAAGCATATTTCATTTGTCCAAACGCATCTATTGTAACAGATACTCCAGCATCCCCGGTAGTACGAACAGAAATAGCCCATTCAGATCCATTAAAATGACCTTCAATTATGCCAAGCTCCATTACAACAACAGAACCACTTTCAACAGTGGTATAAGATCTTTTAAAAAGATATCTGCCCTCTAAAGCAATAACTTCTGCTGTAGGAAAACTAAATCCTGGAATAGGATCTTCCTCATTTAAAACAATATCTGCATTTAATGGAATTTCTGAGGTTGTAGGAATGTCATTAGGTTTTTGTACTGTTTCTAATGCCGTAGTAACAGCCTCTGCCCAATCGGTGATTTCAGAGCCGTACCCAGGATTTTGCCCGGTTAAAGGAAATTCAAATTCTTCATTTCCTACCGTTAGTATTTTAGACATTAGCTTCCTCGTTATCTATACATTCCTGTAATATAAGGGTGTTATTTAGCCTTGTCGCAAGTTCTTATTTTTCTTAAAAAAACTGTTGCTTTTTTGGCTTTTCTAAGGTATTCTCTTTTTGAGGTTTCTCCCCTTGCCTCACTCCTCCCTTAAATACCCTCGGCAATACATCTATTTGTCGGGGGTTTTTATTTTTTCAGAAAAGTCGTAACAAAAAAGAAAGGGGAGCCGAAAAGCTCCCCCTGTTTTAATACAATTAAGTATTTAGAATGATTAAGCAGTCTTGATGTACTTGAGTACAGCCATCTTGCCAGGAGCGCTTGTGAAAAGAGCCTGGTCAGAATAAGCACGAAGCTCATAACCGTTAGCAGATTCCATTTCACGGAAGAACTTACCTGGGAAACCAGGACGCTCGAAAGTGATATCAGAAGAACCGATACGCTCAAGCTCAGCTGGTGGGAAGATATAAGCAAAACCTTCTTTTACGAAGAGAGATGCGTGGATTTCGATCTTACCGTTCTGGCCATAGAAAACAAGCGACTTAGACCCGTTTTCCATCTTCTCAGAAGAATAAGAGCTGTCGTACTGACGCTTAGCAGCCTGCTCAGTCATGAGCTTGTTCCAGTGCTTAGGGTTAACGAGAGCAACAACGTCTTCCTCTGTGAGGCCCTTTTCCATACAAAGAGCAATAGCTTCTTCAATCTTCTCGAAAGAGATGAAAGCCTTAGCAGCTTCAGAAGTACCAACAGTTACAACGTTGCCTTTGAAAAGATCGAACTCAGCAGCGTCGATGTTGAAGATTGTTCCAGTGTTTGTGATGATCTTGTGAAGACCAGCGAATTCCTTATTGTAAGCGCCCTTGAAATAGATAACGTCTGCGCCAGCATTTTCAGAATCAACGTTTCCAGAAACGCCAACAGGCATTGCGTCAACTTCTACTGTCTGATCCTTAAGGTTAGGCTTAACAACATTACAAGTTCCACGGAGAACTCCAGCCTGAGAACGGATTTCAAGACCAGCATTTTTAGAGCCAGACCAGATACCAGCTGCCCATTCAGAAGCACAGATAGTAAGAACGTTACCAGCTACGATAGCAACTTTGCCGATACCAGACTGGCCGTACATAAGCTGGATTTCCATGCGAATCTGAGTAGACTTAAGCATATTCTGAACAAGACGCTTAGTTTCCTGCTCAAAAGCTGCCTTAGAAGAGATAGAACGAGAAGCTGCACCTACAGAAATTGCAGATACGAGAACAAGCTCGT